GGCCTTAAAACCTTACACCTAATTTTGACGCGACATAGCTGCGAAAAGGCTAGCGCTTCTAAGATAGCGAAACTTAGACGGTTGTATGCACGTGAGTCACAAAACTTTTATTTAGATGTAATGTCTTAAGACCTTACAGATAATTTGTTATGAATCTTGTAGATAAGCCCTTAACAGTTTACAAGAGGAATTTATGTGTTAAGGAAAATTTTGTATTGTTTTTAGTATGTGAAAAGCCCCTTAGTACTAAATTGCATTAACATTATTTTAATTCAACCTTAATTTGGGCTTCTTTTATAAAATAAAATAAAAATACTCGTTTTAGAACGGGGTCTTATTCATTTTTGATAAATTTGTTTAAGATGTATAAAAATATTACTAACATTGCTACAATTTTACGTACCTATCCGAGATTTTGATGCAGTGCTATTTGATAACCGGACAAAAATGTGGGTAGCGAACTAGTAATTCGTCCACATCTCCAAAAGAGCGGGATTATTATTTAGCTATACTGTATTCAACTTCAGCATGATGTGGGCAAGTGAAATTATCAAAACAGTTTTAAACATATATGTTTCTGTAGTAGCACAATAACATTTTATGACGTTGGAAAGCGTTAGTTTCCGTGTTTTTCTGGAAGCAAGTTTACATACTATCATAAACTGCTACCATTTTACAATTTTAATTTTATTTATGGTTACAATCTAAGAATATAAATAAAGCGCTCATTTCGAAGTTATTACAAAGTTTACAATAAAACTCAACTACAATGGCTCTTTCTAAAATGTATTGCACTTATGATTGTTTCATTAATGGAAAAATGATGAAAATGTGTACTAATGATGTACAATGCAAGGAATGTAATAAGATCTTTCATTCAAAACTTGCATATCGCAACCATACCATTTACAATGGTTGCATTGGAAAAACACCCATTCGTTGCTTTTGCAATGAGAATCTTCAAAATCATGCTGATTGTGTTTATCTTAAACCTGTCTATTGTGGCATGTGTGCTATTCAATTTAAGACTATGGAAAAGGCAATTGAACACTGTGAAATTGTTCACAAGGATGGATCTTGGTTTGATTATTCTGCCTTCATTTATCTTTCTGATTTGACTCAAGCCAATAAGAATATTGAAGCTCAATGCAACAACTGTTCAAAACATTGGAATTTTGGTCAGTTTGAGATTTGGTGGAAGACTGGTGATAATGCTGCAAAAAGACGCCTTGTTCGCAAAGTTCTCTCTACAGAATTTCATGATTGTTCAATTCTTAATTTGATTTCCATTAGAGGAAAATTGATTGCATGGGAAAAGAAACCAAAGTCAGAGGATCTTAGGATTTTCAATGTTGATTTTCCTGATGGAATGAAACAGGTTCACTTGGATATTAATCAACGTGATTTCAAGAAGATTTTTGGACGAATTGAACACATGATCAATACTGAACATAAATGTTGGTGGAGATTTGAGAAAAATGTTGAAAGAAATCGACTTGCAAACAACATCATGAGAGAAATTTTCGTTTCTTGGAAAAATGAACCTGTTGCACAAGGCTTCTTTGATTTTACAGTCAAACATGAAATTAATTTTCAACCAATTCTTGATCAAATCACGAATATTGCCCAAAATACCTTCACAGGTGAAAATTTGAAAAAGGTTCTTTCTTTTCTTTCAAAACTTGGAATTTGTTTTGCATCAAATTGGAATTTGAATGTGATTTCTCTTGTTTTATTTGACTTCTTGATGACTTGTGATATTCCTGTCACAAATGCTCAAGAAGCAATTAAACTTGTTTGTGCTGCTATTCCTGTTTTGCTTGGATCATTTAAAGCACGGGCTCAATCAAATGATGGTTTGGACAAGGAGTTTGTTGGTCCTATTGCTACAATTGTTTCAATTGTTGTTGGAGCTTTATTTATGAAGACAATTCCAAAAGCTTCAGAAATTGATGATTTTGTTGCTGGAACCATTAAACTTGGAAATCTCATGAGAGGACTTGATAATTCTTGGAAAGGTTTTTCAAAGATTATCTCTTTTGTTTATGATTATGCTTATGAATATTTCATTGGATATCCAAAAACTATCTCTGAAGCTGAGAAGTACATTGAAGGTGTTAAGGAATGGTTCATAAATGTCAATAATCTTTGTTCAAATGATGTTATTGAAAGATTGCAGGTTGATGCTCCTTTGTGTAGACAAATTGAACGTCTTTACTTACAAGGTCTTACAATTACAACAAAGAGTGCACATTTGAAGCTTAGTCCTGAAATGAGAAGATCTATTGAGAACTGCCAGAGAACTATTTCATCATTGAATGATAAGGTTTCAAAATCTGGAGCTTTTTGCTCTGGACCTAAAGTTGAACCTTTAATCATTCAATTGTGGGGTGAATCTGGTGTTGGCAAATCTGGAATGATGTACCTTCTTTCCGGTGACATTCTTAAAACAGAAGATATTTTGTCTGGAGGTGATGGAACCACTGGTGAAGATTGGGCAAATCAGATCTATCCAAGAAATGTTGAACAGGAATTCTTTGATGGATATCGTAATCAACTTATTGTCTTGTATGATGATTTTGGACAACTCAGAGATTCACAAGCAAAACCAAATATTGAATTTATGGAAATGATTCGATTTGGAAATTTAGCACCAATGTGCTTGCACATGGCTGCACTTGAACAAAAGGACAAAACTTACTTTTCATCAAAGTGCGTCATTCTTTCTTCAAATTGCAGGGAATACCAAATCGAATCTTTGATTTCAAAAGATGCTTTCATGAGAAGAATTGATCTTTCAATTGAAGTTCGTGTTGCTGAGAAATGGAGGCTTCCAAATTCTGATAAATTGGATACTGCAAAAGTTGTTGAACATTTCAAGTCTCCTTTAGTTCCAGAAGTTTATGAATGTCGGATTTGGAAAGATAATGCTCCTAGCCCTATTTGGATTTCTTATCCTGCCCTTCAAACTATTATCACAAGAACTTATGCTTCAAAAATGAATCGTCATTACGAACTTACAGCTGTTCTTTCTGAATATATGAAAGTTCCTTTGAAGCACGATGTTTTTGTTGGTAAGATTCAAAAGGAGTTGGAAAAGAAGAACAAAGTTGAAAAACTTGAACATTACACAATGGAGGAATTAGAGAAACAAGCTCAATCACTTGATGATGATGATGATTTTCATGATGCAATTGAACAAAATTGCGTTCCACATTTTCCTGAGTATATGAGAAATTGTGCTTTGAAGAATCGTACATTGTGGAAGAGAAATGTTAAGGTTGGTAAAGTAGTTGAAGAAATCATTTATCTCAACCTTATCAATGGAAACTTTAACAATGTCGATTGTTCTTTCCACAATTTTCCTGAAGCTCTTGAAGATGCTCTGCAATCATTTCGCGGTGATTGGTCACTTGTTTTGAAGTTTCTTTCTTCTCATTTGAGTTTTTTAACACTCAAAACTCAATTCGTTTTGGCCTCACCTCAATTCAAGAATATTCTTTCAAATGCTGAAACTGCTATTGATTTCTTTAGAAGTGGTGATTTCAAGTGTGAAAATTTTCAATGTTGGCATCCTAGTATTGAAAAGGATCAATTTGGCTTCCAAGAAGGTTGTCAGAGAGATTTTATTGCTTTTTGTCAATTGCAAGGAAACCAACATTTTGGATTTGTCTATGATGATTTTATTTCCTTTGAATTAATTGAACAATCTCGTATCTCAAGAATTCAAGGAAAAATTCAAAAAGCAATCAAAATTTTTTCAGAGCAAGCTAAAGAATGGATCAATTCTGTTGTTAATTTTATTGCTGCAAATCCTGAGGCTGTAATTATCGGTACATATTGCACTATGGCTCTCAGCCTTATTGGATTTGCTGCTTGGCAAATGAACAAGGAAGAAGATCTTCGTCGAAATGAACAGTTGCAATATGCCATCAAACAATTTGAAGAGGCTAGAGAACGTTATATTTTGGCTCGTGATAATCTCATGAAAGTTGAAGCTGAAATTTCACCACTATCACACAAACATGAAGGATTGCTTCTTGGGACAAGTGTCAGACATGCTCATGAATGTGAAAAGTGTGGAGTTATTTTCTTCCACAAACATATTATCAAGGATCCTGAATATTCAGAGAAGAACTATGAACACCTTTGTCAGAATTGTCGTACTTCATCTGAATTTCAATCTGGAGACAATGTTACAACTCACAAATCTGTGGTCAGAACTGAATTTCAATCTGGTGACAATGTTACCACACATAAATCAGTGGTTCGCACTGAAAATCAATCAGGAGACAGTGTTACAACACATAAGAATGTGATTAAAACCGAGAATCAGTCTGGTGACAATGTTACCACACACAAAAATGTTGTTAAGACTGAATCAATTTTTAACAAATTCTTGCGTGAAGTTATGAATGAATCAAACATTGTTGATGATGATTTTTTTGAAGATTTTACTGCCCAACAGATTAAACAAGAAAATCAAATCTCAGCTGAATTAGCCATTGATCCAAATGCAATGACATTGAGTCGTAAGGTTTACACTAACACTTACATGATTTCTACAAGAAGAAATGAAAGCGAAAATTGGACTCAGCATGTTAATTGTGTTTTTATTCGTGGACGTACAGCTTTGACTGTTGGTCATCTTGCTCCAACTCTTTGTGAACGTGTCAATGGTCAGATTAAGATCAATGGACCATTTAAACCTGAAGGCTACATTCTTCCAATTAGCTCTCTTAGGTTCAAGAAGTTGAATTATGCTGATGGAACTACTAAGGACATGATGCTTATCATTTTTCCTTCAAATGTTCATGACCATCAGGATATTATGAGTAGTTTGGCTGATTCAGAAACAATGTCGAAGTTTAAAACCGCACCTTCAATGTTGATTACACCAACAGTTATTAAGGACAAGGCAATCTTTAATCAAAGGTTTGCTGATGTTCATGCTATGGATAATGAACTTTCTTATCGTCATGAAGGTTCTGAAGGTGGAAGAATTAGAATTAGACAACACTATCTTTATACGATGCAAACAACAAATGGAGATTGTGGTTCGTTTCTGGTTTTAATGTCAAACTATTTACCTAAGAAGATTATTGGAATGCATGTTGCTGGTGACGCTCTTGGAAGAGGATATGCAACTCCAATCAATGTTAGGGACATTGAAGAAGCACTCAAAGACATTCCTTTGGAAGCACAAATTAAGATGGATTTGTCAATTTATGAAAAGGATGAAGCTGAACTTTCTTCAACGCCTGAAGGTGATTTTACACCTGCTATCAAATCAAAGATTATGATTGCAACACCCACAAACACTGCATTGCGCCATTCACCAATTTATGGAAAGGTTCTTGAACCAATTACTGCACCATCTGCTTTAAGCAGAAGAGTTAAATTGGAAAATGGCACAATTCATGATCCAGTGTTAGCAGGTTTGAAGAAAACTGGCAAAATTCCACCATATATTGATCCAGACTTGATTGAAGCTGCTTGTAACGATGTTTTGAGAATTCATCAGACAAATGATACTAAGAGGAAGAGAGTTCTTACAAATCTTGAAGCTCTTACTGGTGTCACTGATGATGCTTATTCAAACCCTTTGAATAGAAGTTCATCTGCTGGATTTCCTTGGGTTAAGGATCGAGTTGGTAAAGGTAAGATGAAATGGACTTCTGATCCACAGGGTGAGTACAAAATGAATGAGGAACTTGAGAAAGCAATTATGGAACGAGAGGAAATGGCAATCAATAATGAAAGATATCCGACCATCTGGATTGATACATTGAAAGATGAAAGAAGACCTCTTGAGAAGGTTCGTGTTGGAAAGACGAGAGTCTTTTCTGCTGGACCAATGGATTTTGTTGTTGCTTTCAGAAAATACTTTCTTGGATTTTGTGCCCATGTTGCTGAGAATCGTATTGATAATGAAATTGCTGTTGGAATCAATCCTTATTCATATGATTGGACTCATCTTGCTAAGCATTTGAAAAAGAAGGGTACCAAGGTTGTTGCTGGTGATTTTGGTAACTTTGATGGTACTCTCCTTCTTCAGATTCTTGCTGAAATTGGAAAATTGATTAATGAATGGTATGATGACGGTGAAATCAATATGCAAATTCGCAACATTATGTGGAAGGAATTGATTAATTCTGTTCATATTGAAGGTGATAACATCTACTTTTGGACTCATGGACATCCTTCTGGACATCCACTCACTGCTATTCTCAATTCACTTTACAATTCTGTTGTCTGTCGCATTGTTTTCGTTCTTTGTGCAAGAAGAGTTGGAAAAGTTGTCACCATGAAAGATTTCACCGACAATGTTTCTATGATTTCTTACGGAGATGACAATGTTCTTAATATCAGTGATGAGGTTTTTGAATGGTATAATCAGAATACAATGAGTGAAGTTTTTGAGACTATTGGAATGGAATACACCGATGAATTGAAGAGTTCTGCTGCTAATGCCAAACCTTTCAGAACACTTGAAGAAGTCTCCTTTCTCAAACGCAAGTTTAGGTGGGATGAAGAAAGACAATGTTACACTGCTCCACTTGAATATGGTGTTTGTATGGAGATGGTTAATTGGATTCGTGGTGAACTTGACGTTGAAGAAGCTTGTGCAACAAATTGTCAAACATCTGCAATGGAACTCTCTTTGCATGGAAGAGAAGTTTTCAACAAAAGTGTTGCACTTATTAAGAAGGCTTGCCTTCAATCCATGCAAACCCAACCCCAAATCCTGACTTATGCCGAATACATTTCAAAATTTGAAGAGTCTTATGGTATGATGATGGAAAACCCTAATCTTGAGCTAGGGGCTTAGATTAAATTGTCGTTAAAATCTAAGCAGCAAAGCCCGGTCTCAAGTCATCTCATTAATTTAATAATTTAGATTTGGTTAGCGTGATGGAACCAGAGAAAATTTTTCTTTATTGATCAGTGTGTGGGTTCTAAAATATTGGCTACTGATCCGACAAATTTTGACTAGGTGTTTAACCTGACACTTAGGGGTTTTCAAACCATTTTGGGTTGCTATGAATACTGGTGAAATGAATGATATGCCTATGGGCAATATTGAACAACAGCAAATTACTACTTTTGCTGATGATTCCACTCTTGTTTCGGGAGCTAAACCTGGAATTTCTAATGTTTCTAGTTGGAAGTCTTTTGCTGAAGAAGGTAGAAATCATGGTATTCTTGATATTCTTTCAAGACCCGTTCTTTTAACTGATTCTTCATCTATCTGGAGTACTTCTTCTGCAGTAAATGCACGTCCAACTGCTTCTGTTAGTAATTCTGTGTTTTCCTTCCCTGACGCAATTCTTAATAAATCTCCTAATATAGTTAAGAAGATTGCTAATTTTGCATATTTTAGGGCTAATGTTAAGATTAGAATTATGGTTAATGCACAAGCTTTTTCTCAGGGTAAACTTTGGATTTGGTTTTCACCTTATGAACTTGCTTCAGGAACTCAATTCTCTGCAAATAATCTTGCTGCAAAAACAGGTTATCCTGGTGTTGAACTTGATGTTGCTTCAGGAGTTCCTGTAGAATTTTCTATTCCTTATTGTGCACCTCAGTCACATTATAATCTTGTTTCTGGTGAAGGTACTATGGGTGACTTATTCCTTACAGTTTTGTCCCCTCTTACAATTACAGATGCTAGTCTTTCTGTTTTTGCATGGTTTGAAAATATTGATCTTCAACTTCCTACTGGAGCTGATAGGAACATTATCCCTTCACCTTATTTCTCCCTTAATTCGGAACTTACTATTGATTTTAATGATACTACTATTACTGGTTTGACCACTGAGGGTTCACTTTTAACAAATGGAACTGTTTTTGGTACACTTAAGAATGCCATTGTTGTTCTTTCTGGAACTGGTGGAAATCTTATCGTGTTGCCAGCAGGTACATCTGTTAAGGTGAATGCACAAGGTACAAATCCTGGTAGGTATTATGTAGTTACAACAAATTTGGGACTTTCAGGTGGTTTAGTTCGCAGTCTATCTGGTACTAATCAGATAAATTTCAATTATCCTTCTTCTGGTACTACTGTTCTGACTTCATCAATTATGTCTTGGAAAGTGCCTCTCAATTCGACTTTGCCAATTTATTTGACACTAGGTGCAGGAGCTATTTATACCGCTACAACTTGTTCTTTACCCAATACATTTGTTTCAGATGTTAATGTTCCGACAACTTCAAGTGATTATGTCACTTGTTTTGACTTTCCAGGTTCAAATATTTATATTTTTCCACCACTCTCACTTCTTACTTATACTACTACTTCAAATAACCCTAGGGTCTCTAATGGAGTTGTTAATGGTCTTTTGCCTAACTCTTACACAAGTAATACTTCTGCTTTTGGTAATTATGGTATTACATTGGCAGGAACTAGTTATTACGCTTTTGCACAGAGTGATAACAAAGATGAAGATGAATGGTATAGAAATTATCCTAGGGCACAAATGTCTGAAGGAGAACAGCAAGCTGTTAGCGGATTGGTTTCAAATACTTTTGGTATGTTGAAAGCTGCATCAAAGATTCCAATGCTTTCTTCTCTTGTAGCTCCACTTTCATGGGTTTCAAGAATTGGGAGTATTGTATCTGCAGGATATTCAAAACCAACAGACGTTGCCAAACCTAATCCGTTTTACAATATTCCTGCCAAAGGTTTCACCCATGGTGAAGACTTTGATGGTTCTGTTTCCCTTGGTGTTATTCCTGATAATTCTATTGGTGTTGAACCTGGTATTTTTAGTTCATCTATTGATGAACTTAATATTTCTTTTATTGCGAAGAAATCCTGTTATTTGCGCACTGATTCTTGGACTACTACTTCAACTGGTAAAATCTTTTCAGTTTTTGTATCTCCCGGTATTGCTACTATTGTGGGTCAAGCTTATCAACCTACACTTCTCGCTTATCTTGCTTCAATGTTTAAATTTTGGCATGGTGGACTTAGATATAGAATCTCAGTGGCTAAAACAGGTTTTCACACGGGAAGACTTAGAATCTCTTATCACCCTGCAGCTCTCACAACTGGAGCTACTTATCCAGCAGATAATGCTTATTCATGGATTTTGGATCTATCAGTTTCTTCAGAAATTGATATTGAAATCCCATATGTGAGTACTAAGCCATGGTTGATTTCTGATTTGTTTGATCAGAATAATTCTAACCCTTATGGTCCTAGTACTGCAGTTTCTGCTGTGGTTGGTAGCAATAACTTGAATTTTTGCACTGGTGTACTTCAAATTGAAGTATTGAATCAACTTCGTGCAGCTGGTCAAGCTTCCAATACTGTTGAGATTCTGACTTGGATTTCTGCTAGTGATGATATTGAATTTTCTGTTCCAAATTTTTCTTCATTCAGACCTTGTTCTTCAGCTCTTACTTTTGAACAACCACGATTTATTCGTTCCAAACGAGAAGCAGTTGAGGAAATTGAAGAACCAGAACTTGAGGAAGAACAAACTGAGAATGAAATTCTTTATCGGATTAAGAGAGAACTTGAAGAATCTGATGAAGATATTCCTTCTGAAGAAATTGGAGAAAATGTGACAGAGAATGATGATGATGATTCTAATGAGGATCTTGAGATCGAAGCTCAAGCTTTTCAAAATATCACTGATGCTTCTATGCATCTTGGTCAACTTGATGGTACTGAGTTTACACGAATTTTTGGTGCTCCAAATGCTTTTGGAAACTCACATATGTTGACTATGGGTGAAAAGATTGATAATCTTAGAGTTTTGATTAAGAGGTTTACTCCAATTGCTTATAAAGCTGGAACAGCAAATAGTATCACTCCTAGCACTGTTGTTTTTGATCCAGCTTATTTTGGTACTCTTGCACCTCAATCTTCAGTTTATGATGTTCCAATTAATTTGTATTCTGGTTCTACAGTTGTTGGTTCTTATACCAACACTCTTTCTCCTATTGAATATATTTCTAAGATTTATAGGTTTTATAGAGGTAGTCGTAGATACAAAGCTGTTCTTGGTAATGGTAGTACTGGGGATAGTGCAATCATGAATTTTGCTGTTCAGGGATATCTTGGTGCTCAAGTTAGAGTTAATGGTGCTGTGAATCCACCTAGAATTTTGTTGTCAACTGAACCACCTAATGTGAGTTTTGATACTAGTGGTCGTTTCGCACATTTTGTTGACGGTGTTAACAATAAGATTTGTGAAGTTTCAGCTCCATTTTTCTCTTCTACACCAATTCAAGTTATTTCAAATGGAACCACTCTCCCCCAAGCTGATGACTATTGTATGAGATTCTTTGTTTATTTTAACTCTTTGGCTAATGCAAGCAATCAATCTAAACCAATGGTTTTCTATCAAGCTGCAGGTGATGATTTTAATTTTGGCTATTTGATTGGTGCCCCATTGCTTAAAAGAATTGCTCCCGTTGCTCTATTTAATTAGATTAATGAGATGGAACCCTAAAGAACCTCCCCATTTTTCTGATTTAAAGTCTTTACCATAAGGCGAAAACATATTCTACTCGAATATGGTAACTTTTAAAATTTATAAAAGTTTTTATTTTTACTCGCCTTTTGGTGAGGTTTTTCGGTTATTTTATAAATTTTAAATGTTATTTCTTATGATAATGACTCTAAATGAGTCCTCCTTATCCTGGTTGTAAATCGTTTGCATACATAACACCTTATGTTGTGGTTGTAAATCAGGA